CTGTAAACAAAAGGGGTAAATGGGATATTTTCCGAAAGAATGGTTAGTATTCTTTTATGATCCACCTGAAGAATCGTGGTATCATATCTTTAGAAGAGGAGGTATGGCTCATTGTGGCATGATGGGTTATGACCATATAAAGAATGTATGGATTATAATAGAACACATACACAAAAGACTTGATGTTAAAGTATTATCTACTGAAGAAGTATCTTACATTATAGATTATGTAAGAAAGAACAAAGGAGTTATTCTTAAATGCCCACTACAAAGAGAAAAGTTTAAATTATTTCAAGGTGCATGGCTTAGAGAAAATAGTTGCGTTACAGTAATAATGAGGGTATTAGGTATTAATAGGTTGATTATAACACCTCATGGGTTATATAAATACTTAGTACATAATGGATGTAAACAATGGGAATATTTAGAACACCAAAATATAGAAAATCAGCTTCAGAAATAGCTATGGAAGAGCAAATGGAAAAAGATCGTAAAACAGCTGAAGAAGAAAAAAAAAGATTAGAAGCTGAAGAAAAAAGATATAAAAAAAGATTTGGTAAAGGTATGATTGGAATGAGATCATTATTTTCTAAAGCTGGTGGTGGTGGCTTTTTTAGTGATGGAGAAAAGAAATAATGAGTTCAAAAACAAGTGCTAGTGGTATGGCTGGTTCTTCTGGCGGTACTCCAAAATATGACGTAGAACAAGTAAGAGCAAATAGAAAAGGTAAATTAGCAGATCAATATGCTAGAGATAAATTAGGTATTACTGGTCCTAATGTTTATAATACCCCAGCTGGTACAGTGGTTACAAAAGGATTTACATCTTCTACTGTACCTAGTCAATTATATGGTGACAAATATCAAGCAGCAAGAAATGAATATTTAGCTAATCAAGGTTTAGGAACTGTTAGAGCTGATGGTGGCTTTATGACAGGAGTACAAACAGATAAAGGATTAGTATTTACATCACAAGCTAATAAAGCATATCAAGCATCCAGAAATGTACCAATGCCTTTATCAAAACAAATGTTTGAAAGTCAACAAAGATTTACAGCTGGAATAGCAGCAGTAGCAGCACTTGCTGGTGTACCACTTATGCCAAGTATTTTGTATATGAAATCAAGAACACCCTATTCAGAATATTTAAGTAAAAATAAACAAATTTTTTCTTATGAATCTGGATCTAATCAAAATAAAAAAGATTCAAATCAAACATCTGAAAATAATACAGAAATGGCAGCACCAGGTGGAGATAATATAGCTCAAAAAGAAACAAAAAGAAAAAATTATTTAGCTAGTTTAAAAACTAGTGACAGTTTAGAAGGAGATAGAAAGTTTATTACTGGTAGTCAAAGGGGTTTTGGTGGTACTTATTCAGTTTAATGGAATATAATAACTATAGATCTTCTGCAAATATGTCTGATGATATATCAGCAAAATCATTTATTAAAAAATACTTACAAGCAGATGGATTAAAATCACTTTGGAAATCTAAGTTTGAAGAAGCATATGAATATACTATGCCTGGAAGAGAATCTTTCTATGAAGAATCCCCTGGACAGAAAAGAACAGATAGAATATTTGATGAAACAGCTGTAGTAGGTATTCAAGAATTTGCTAGTAGATTACAAGCTGGTATAACTCCTACATTTGGTAGATGGATTAATTTAAAATCAGGGATAGAAATACCAGCAAATATAGCTCCTGAGATAGATGAACAATTAGATTCGATAACACAATATATATTTGAAGTATTACACAACTCAAACTTTAATCAAGAAGTACATGAAGCATTTATGGATTGTGCAGTAGGTACTGGATGTTTATTAGTTAATGAAGGTACAGCTTCTGATCCTATTGTATTTAATGCAATACCTTTACCACACATTACATTAAACAGTGGACCTAATAATAAAATAGATTGTGTTTATAGAAAAAGACAAATTAGATTAGGAGATCTAAAAGTATTATATCCTAATGGAGAACTTAATGAAATTACTTTAAATAAACTAACTGAAAATCCAGATCAAAAGATTAATGTTATTGAAGGTACAATGCGTAACTATGAAGATCCTAATAAAGAAGTTTATGATTATATTGTTTGTTTAGAAGAACATGAATCAATTATAGTAAAAGAAAAATATACTGGTGCTGGTTCAAATCCATTTATTACATTTAGATGGAACAAAGCTAGTGGTGAAGTATATGGTCGTGGACCAATCTTTAATGCTATGTCTGCTATTAAGACTACAAACTTAACAGTAGAATTAATATTAGAAAACGCACAGATGAATATATCTGGTATTTATCAATTAGAAGATGATGGAGTAATTAATACAGATAATATTGCATTAGTGCCTGGCACAATAATTCCAGTAGCTCCTGGATCTAGAGGATTACAACCTATTAATGGTGCTGGTAGATTTGATGTTGCACAATTAGTCTTAGAAGATATGAGAAATAATATTAGAAAAGCATTATACATGGATACACTTGGTCCAACAAGAGGCACACCTATGTCTGCTACTGAAGTTGCAGAAAGAATGTCAGATCTATCAAGACAAATAGGATCATCATTTGGTAGATTACAATCAGAATTTATACAACCATTAATCAAAAGAGTTATATACATACTAAAAAAACAAGGAAGAATAGAAATACCTAGTATAGATAATAAAGAAATTAAAATTATACCAGAATCACCTTTATCGAGAGCGCAGAATGAACAAGATATAGCTGATGTTAATAGATTTAATGCTACTTTAGGTCAAACATTTGGTCCTGAAGTTCTTAATTTAATAGTTAAACAAGAAGAAGTAGCTAGATACCTAGCAGAAAAAATGAATTTACCAGAGAAGATTATTAGGGATGCAGCTGAGCAGCAACAAGTAATGCAACAGATGCAACAACTACAACAGATGCAACAAATGCAAGGAGGACAAGGTGGCTTGGGAGCAGATACGGAACAAACCTGAAGGTTATCATTATTCAATAGACGGATTTACTAGAAGTAAAGCAGCAGAAATAGAATTAAATGCTGATATTGCTTCATTATTTAAAACAGAACTAGGAAAAAAGGTTTTAAATTATTTAAAATCTATTACAGTAGATGCTGTGGCTGGTAGAGATATTACAAACGATCAGCTTAGACATCTAGAAGGAATGAGATATTTATATTTTATTTTAAAGAAACGATTAGAAGAACATAAGGAGAGCTAATGTCAGAAGAAACAGTACAAACAGAAGAACAACAACCAGTAGAAGCTACACAAAAAGAAACAGAAGTAAGTAGACCTGAGTATGTTCCTGAAAAGTTTTGGGATACAGATAGAAATGAAATTAAAGTAGAAGAACTAAGTGCATCTTATAACTCATTAGAAAAAAAGTTAGGTATGAGAACTGATGAGCTATCAAACCAAATACGAACAGATATAGAACAAGAAAGACTTGGATCTTTACCTGAAAAATATGAGATAGTTATGCCTGAAGTACCTGAAGATATAAATATTGAGGTTAATGAAGAACAAGAATTACTTAAAGAATGGTCAAATATTTGTAAAGATAATAATTTATCACAAGAAGTATTTAACAGAGGTGTTAATGCTTTTGTTAATAATGAAATAGCTGGGCTACCTAACATAGAATCTGAAATGGAAGTACTCGGCGATAATGCTAAATCTAGATTAGAAGCAGCAGAGCTGTGGTCTAAGAAGTATTTATCTAATGAAGCATATGATGCTATGAGTAAATTAGCTACAACAGCAGAAGGAGTTAAAGCTATTGAAGAGATAATGAATATTACTAAAAGTAAGCCATTACCTAATGCTAATACAGTAGTTGATGCAGAATTAGAAGAAGGTGATCTTAGATCTATGATGAATGATCCAAGATATTTTGATCCAGCAAGAAGAGATCAAGCATATTACGATAAAGTAACCAGACTATATGAAAAGAAATATGGCTAAAAATAAAGATTTTCCTTTTAAGAAGTACATTTTTAAATGGGAAGATCCTACTGGTCATAGTGAATGGATGTCTAAGAATGACATGGATTCAGTCAAACCAGCTGTTATTACAACAGAAGCATATCTTTATTCTAAAGATCAAAAGCATATAAAGACTTTTTCATCTTACATAGAAGAATCAGATGGTTCTTTTACATTTGGAGATGTCAATGTTTTTATTGCTTCTGGTCTTGTAAAGATGACAAAAATATAATATATCTCAACTAACAAGCCGAAATAGACTGGAATATGCCCAGTAGGATAACATATCAAAGTTTATAACGACAACTTGATTATTAACTAACAATACTCGAAAGGAAACTTATTATGAGTGCAACTATAGACCAAGCCTTTATAAAGCAGTTCGAAGCAGAAGTGCATATGGCTTATCAAAGAATGGGCAGTAAGCTCAAGAATATGGTCCGTAATGTTAGCAACGTAAAAGGTAGTACTGTTCAGTTTCAAAAAGTAGCAAAGGGTTCTGCTTCAACAAAAGCAAGACATGCCGAAGTTGTCGCTATGAACTCTGTACACTCTAATGTAACTGCAACACTAAACGACTTTTACGCAGCAGACTATGTGGACAAACTAGACGAACTAAAAGTAAACATTGATGAAAGAAACATTGTTGCTCAAAATGCAGCATATGCTCTTGGTAGAAAAACAGACAGTATCGTAACAGATACTTTTGATGCTGGTGCTACAGCAGTAGCTCACAACGCAAACTCTGATTCTGCCGCTGGTATGTCTTTAATCAAAGCTAAGAAGATGTTTGAAACATTTCAAGAAAATGATGTTCCAGATGATGGACAAAGATATTGGGTTGTTGGTGGAAGCCAATGGTCAGATCTTTTATCTATAGATCAATTCTCAAGAGCTGAATATATCGGTGAAGCTGATCTTCCATTTAAAGGTGGATTAACAGCTAAGAGATGGATTTCATTTATGTGGATGACATTTAGTGGTTTATCAAAAGATGGTTCTAATGATAGACACACATTAGCATGGCATAAATCATCAATGGGATTAGGCGTAGGTTCAGATGTAAGAACTGAAGTAAACTACATTCCTGAAAAGGTATCACACCTAACTACATCTTACATGTCAATGGGTGCAGTACTTATTGATACTGATGGATGTAGAATCCAGAAATGTAGGGAGAGTTAATCATGGCATACGCAACTTCAAATCCTATTAAGAAGATCTCTCAAATGGGAGATAGTAATTCTATGTGGTACTACTCTGATGGAGATGCCATAGGAACTATTGATGATGCAGATTACTTTTTATCAGCAACAGGCGACTTAAATGCTGGTGATGTAATTATTGTAAACAGTGGTGGATCAAATGGTGTAGTAGATATTTTAATAGTATCAGCTGCTTCATCCTCTACAGTAACAACTGCATTATTATCATAATCATATTGGGGGGTTAAATACCCCCCTTTTATAATGGCAGATACAAAAGTAGATATATGTGCAAGAGCAATCATAATGATCGGAGCTTCTCCGATTTCTTCATTTGATGATGGTTCAACAGAAGCATTAGTTGCTTCTAACATGTATGAAAACATACTGAAGTCTTGTTTATCTAGACATAGATGGAAGTTTGCCACAGAACAAAAACAACTTTCTTTATTAGCTGATGCACCTACAGGAAGATATGAATTTGCTTATCAGCTACCATCAAGTCCTGAACTATTAGTTTTAAATACAGTTACAGTAAATGATAATCCAATTCAATATGGTAGATACGGTGATAAGATTTTTTGTAATTCATATGGTTCTACTAACATATTAATAGCAGATTATATATTTAGACAAGACGAAATAAACTTTCCAGAGTATTTTAAGTTAACTTTACAATATAAATTAGCAGCAATATTTGCTGGATCTGTTGCAAGAGATGCACAGATGATACAACAGTTTGAAACACTAGGTGAAAATCAAATGAGAATAGCAAAGAATATAGATAGTCAAGAAGTATCTAATAGTGTTTTAAATACAAAAAGGTTTATAAGGGATAGATTGACAACTGGAGGGTACTAATGGCGAATGTCCTTAGAACTGTATACACTAACTTTGCAAGTGGAGAACTAAACCCTTTATTAAATGCAAGAACAGATGCTTCAGCATACTTTAATGGAGCAAAAAAACTAAGAAACTGGTATCTACTTGACGAAGGTGGATTGATGCGTAGACCAGGCACAACATATAAAGCAACATTACCAGGTGCTTCAAGAATAATTCCTTTTATATTTTCTAATGATGAGATGGCAGTATTTGCTTTATCTAATAATAGATTAGATGTTTTTGATAGTAATGGAACAAGTGTACAAGCTAATATAACTAGTAACTGTAATTGGTCTACATCAGAATTATTTGAATTAAGCTATGCACAATTTGGAGATACAGTATTTATAGTACATAGAAACAACCCTATAGTAAAAATAGTTAGAACTTCTGCATCAAACTTTGCAGTAAGTCTATTTACTTTTGAAGAAAATGAAACTGTATCTGTAGGTGGTGTTAATAAAACAACACAACCTTTTTATAAATATGCTGCATCTACAATATCAGTTACTTTATCTACTCATGCTACAGGAACTGGTAGAACTTTAACTGCTAGTGCTGATGTATTTACGAGTGATTACATTGGTATGTATTTATTAGTAAATAGTAAACAAGTTAAAATTACAGGATATACAAGTGCAACTGTAGTAACAGTTACAGTTATAGAAGATGTAGTAAGTACTGGTCCTCATTTTGTATGGGCAGAACAATTAATATCTACTGTACATGGATTTCCTCAAGCAGTTACATTTCATGATAATCGATTATATTTTGGTGGAGTTAGAGATAAACCAGCTTCTGTTATAGGATCTAAAGTAGCTGAGTATTTTAATTTTGAAATAGGATCAGGTAATGCAGATGATGCTATTGATGTAACTATTACAGCAGATAGAATAAATGAGATAAGACATTTAGTAAGCTCAAGAAACTTACAAGTTTTTACAGATGGTGGTGAATTTTTTGTACCATCTTCTTCTGATACTTCAGCAGTAACCCCATCTAATATTGTTTTTATGCGACAAACACCTTATGGATGTAATAGAGCAAAGCCAGTTATATTTGATGGTGCAACTTTGTATGCACAAAAGAATGGTAAAGCTATTAGAGAGTATTTATATTCAGATGTAGAAACAGCTTATGCATCTACTTCAATATCTATACTTGCTTCACAAGTTATTGATAGTCCTGTAGATATGACAATGATTACTGGTACAGCGACAAGACCAGAACAGTTTGCATTTTTTACTAATACTAATGGTACACTTGCATTATTTCATAGCATTAGATCTGAAAAGATTGCTGGTTGGACAGCATGGAGTACAAAAACAGGAGATAAATTTGCAAGTATTACAGCAGTCAATGAGAATTTATTTACTGTAGTATCAAGAGTAATTGATGGATCTACTATACACACTCTAGAAAAGTTTGCAGATGATGATTCATTAACATTAGATTGTTCTGGAGTTACTACATTAAATCAACAAGGATCACCTAAAGTTAATGGTGGTAGTCAATCAGGATCTAGCCTGAATGTAGATGGATATACATCTGCTCCTAATCCTAATGATATCATCAGTATAGCTGGTAACAGTACAGAATATACTATTCAAACAGTTAATACTACAGCTTCTGGATTTAATTTAGTATTGAATAAGAATTTAGCTGCAACACCATCTGATAATGCAGTAATTACAATAGTTCAAGGAAGATTACATAATACACCTACACACTTGACATCTACTTCAGTATATGCTGTTGATGGTACAATGGCATTAGGAACATTT